AGAAGGAAGCCTGGACACACGCTATACGCCCAACCTTGACAGATCGTGAAGGGCGGGCATTGTTCTTTTCTACGCCACGAGGACGTAACTGGTTCTGGGAATTGTATCAGCTTGGTGTCAGGCATGAAGAGGATTGGGCTTCGTTCAGTTATCCAACAAGCGATAATCCATTGATGCCCGAAAAAGAAATCATGAAAGCTAAAAGTATTTTAGCCGATATCATCTTCCGCCAGGAATACCTTGCTGAGTTCATCGACGACCAGGGCGGGGTATTCCGCAGGGTGCAGGAAGCAGCAGTCCTTGAGTCTGCAAAGCCTGACCCGAAGCGCCAGTATATCGCAGGTGTTGACGTGGCAGCAAGCGTGGATTATACCGTCGTGACCGTGATGGATACTGAATCGAAGGATATGGTATTCATGGATCGTTTCAACAGGGTGGACTATCCGGTACTGGAAGATCGTCTTGCTGCTGTGTATGACCGCTGGCAGTTGCAAAGCATGACGATTGAAGCCAACAGCATCGGACGCCCTGTTATTGACCACATGCTGGAGCGGGGCTTATCAGTGCGGTCCTTCACCACCACCAGCGCCACGAAGCAATCTGTTATTCAGGGGCTGCAATCCGCCTTTGAGCATGGCAATATCAGGATTATTGACGATCCGATCCTTATCGGTGAATTATTGAGCTTTGAGAGCAAGCGCAATCCAAGTGGGTCATTCAGTTACAGTGCACCCGATGGGATGCATGATGATACGGTGATGAGCCTGGCGATTGCGTGGGATGCGATCAGCAGTTCCGGCGTGATCCTGTTCGGAGCGTAGGAGAGAAATTATGACAGCAAATTACAAGGCGATTACTGAAATCCCAGGCTGGTTTAACAGGCTGGCAAGCAGTGATGGCGTTCCTGATATCAATGCCACATTATATTCAAGCGTGCCCTACCTATATCGTGCGGTGCAGCTGCGCTGTGATACCCTGGCGAGTGTGCCCATCAAGCTGTACCGGCTTGATGATGAGGAAGAGATAGACGAACAGGCATGGCCGTTCCCGACCAAACTGGTGGAGTTGATATGGAAGTGGGAGGCTGGTGCGCTGCTATCTGGTGCAATGTATGGCGAGATTGTGCGCAATGCCACTGGCTATCAGAAGGATGTGCAGTATCGCAATCCCCTTGATATGCTTGTGGAATACAAGGATGGGATCATCACCATCAAACAGAATCAGAGCGGCGCAAGCTGGCAGAACAATATCTTCACTGGCGAGTATGAGATGATCTACTTTGCTGAGTACGATCCCTGGCAGGATATCTTTCCGGGCGTGTCACCGGGCAAGGCTGCCAACATGGACAGCAAGTTATTATATGCGCTTGCCAAATTTCCCGAAATGTATTTTGAAGGTGGTGCAATGCCCGTCACCCTGCTTGGTATTGACAGCACGGATAAAAACGAAATCAGCAGGATAGAGCAGTGGTTTCGCAGGTCCACAACGGCCATCAAGAACGCCTTTCGTGTGCTTGGCATTCGGGCTGGAAGTGTTACACCTACAACGTTAACGCCGCGCCTGAAGGATTTGGCAATGCCTGAACTAAACGCAGAGGCAAAGCATAACATATCGGTTGCTTTTGGTGTGCCAAAGACCATGCTGGACAGCGAGGCGGCAAACTATGCAACGGCACAAGAGGACCGCAAGAGTTTTTATCAGGAGACGATTTTACCAAGGGCACGCAAATATGAGGATGTGCTGAATACACAACTGCTTGAGCGTGAAGGATTGCGGCTTGAGTTTGCTTTTAATGAGCTTGAGATGTTTCAGGAAGATGAAAATGAAAGGGCAGAGTTATTACAGAGACTGGTGGCTTCAGGCTTACCGACCAGGCTTGCACTTGATTTAGCGGGCTATGACCTGACAGAAGACCAGCTGGTGGAGCTGCAGGAAAAGCAGGTACAGGTCGGACAGGAGAGGCGTGAACAATCACCGCTTGATGCCGAGCTTGGCAGGTGGATGCGGATGGCTGACAAGCGGGTGCGCGAGGGTAAGGCGCTGCGCGAGTTTGAAAGTGACATCATCCCGCCTGCTTTGCATGGTGCAATATCAGGGGCACTGGAAGGCGCAAGGAGTGCAGATGATGTCAAAGGTGTGTTTGACAAGATGCTGGCGTGGGGAGGGTATCCGTGAGCCGAAATAAATGGATGGGATTGTTGTAATGGACATCATTAATCGCAGTGAGCTGGAACGCAAACTTGCCCGGATTATCGGGCGTGATTTGCGCGCAGAACTGCAAAGGTTAATGGATTACCTTGGCGATCCGCCACGCCTTTCAAACGTGCCATCTGAGTATTGGCTTGACGGCTGGCGCGACATTCAGAAGGATGTTGAACCTATCTTACTTGATGTTTATCTGAGACAGGCCGAAGGCTTGATGGGCAATGTTGGCATCGGTATCGAATGGGACATGATCAATACAGCCGCTTCACAATGGGCCCGTCGGCATACCGAGAGTGTATTGAAGGAGTTATTTAACCGGCGCTATGAACACCTGGATGAAGTCATTCCACGCTTTTATGAAGAGGGTTGGGATTTGGGTCGGCTGCAATATGAGCTTGAGCACTGGTATTCACCCTTGAGGGCTGAGATGATTGCCGTTACCGAAACGACCAGGGCGGCGGTGGAAGGTGAGCGGGCATTTGTTGAGGAATTGCAAAAGGAATCTAACATCCGCATGATCCCGATCTGGCAGACAGCAAATGATGAGATTGTCTGCCTGATTTGCGGTCCGAAGCACGGCAAGGAAATTACTGATGGCAACTATCCGCCAGCACATCCACGCTGCCGATGCTGGGTGACTTATGACTTACCAAGGGCGGCAGCATGACCTTTGACCGATTAGCCTTCTGGCGTGAGATTGAAAGCAAGGATAACACGGGATGCAGAGGACACGCCCCGACCACAACCGTGAGAGTATTTGAGCCATGATTACAATCCACCTGGAAGGCGCAGAGGAACTGATCAGGCGCATAACTAATCTTCAGGGGATGCAGAAGACAAAGGCGGCGATCGGGGAGGCAGCCACATTCCTGGAAGGCAAGGTCAAGGAATACCCGACGGTATCACGGCGACCTAACCCGATGATCAAGTTGAGCGATAAGGTGCGACGGGGTTTCTTCTATCACTTGAAGCACGGCGATATCGAAGTGCCCTACCGCAGAGGACAATCACCCGGCAGCGAGAAGCTGGGGCAGTCATGGAATATACGCACTGAGAACGCAGGCTGGCGGGCGGTCATCGGTACAAGCGTGAGTTATGCAAGGCTTGTGCAGGACAGCGCAAAGCAGTCCAGTTACCACAGGCACACCGGCTGGATCACAACGAAACAGGTGGCGGCATTATACGGAAGACAAGCATTAAGCCAGATTGAGATGGCATTGAAGCAGGAGGTAGAAAATGGATAAACTACGAATCAAGATACAGATTCCTTCAGGAATCGCTGAGAGGGATTCTAACGCAGAAAAACGACTGAAGGGTATACAAGACTATCAAGATGTCGGCTGGCGAGTTTTGGGCGTGCCTTTTGGCGGACCGATCAAGGGGCGTGATCTGGACGGCGAGGCCTTTCATGAAGATACCGCAATCTGGTTGAATATTGGCGATCAAGTGAATGTGACTTACTATCACGGATTTGGACCCGACGAAGCGGACAAGCGGCAGGATGTGCCGGTTGTGATTGGCAGGGCTACGTATATGGGCGCTGATAAGCGGGGGCACTGGTTTGAACCGATGCTGGATTATGAAGAGCCGCTTGCCCAACGGGTGATTATGACAAGTGTTGAAAATGTCAGGGCATCCAGCGGGGCTATCAGCCATCTGGTGCGCATGGGCAAAGGCGGCTTGATTGATGTATGGCCGGTGGGTGAACTGGCCTTGTTTGACACAAATGAATGGCGATTGCCAGCGAATGATTTCGCTGTTGTCGAATCAAAATCTGTAACCGTCACGGAGACGATCCCGGAGGCTTCTGATGAAGCGGTGGACGTGGTTGATGCTGCAGGTGGCGAAATCAAAACAAACACAACTATTGAAGATATACCTGAGGAGGTATTTACTATGACTGATGAAGTCAAAACTCCTATTGACGAGCAAGAACCTGTAGAACAGGTTGACATCAAGTCTTTAATTGATGATATGAAAAAATCCATAATTGACGAGCTTAAGG